CCGTTTTTAGCCTTGGCTGTGACTGCCGCTACCTTAGCCGCACTCACATTGGTCATCCTAGTATCAAACAAGCAAAATACAGCGGTTACATTGGCCTTTTCTGGAACCAGCCAAGTACCGTTTATTGCCGTACCTATAAGATAGAAGTATTTATAACCGCTCTTTTCAACATCCCCAATTTCTTTCGAAACATTCAAGAATGTGACCCCAGTGTCCTTCATGTTCGATGCTATGTCGAATGTTATCAACTTGTACTTGGGAGCGGTCAGCCCTAACTTTTCCTTCCACTCTCTGTACCTGTTTGGTTTCAGAAACTCCTTCCGCATATCTGCTGTAGCTGCGGTTTTCTGTACCGCCTGCGGTACCGATAACGTGCTGTCCGATGTTTTCTTTGCCACGTCCGTCGATCCGGCGACCTTGGTGGTTTCCTGCTGATCCTTTTTCTCTAACTCGGTCAGTGCAGCTGCCATTATCAACTATCACAAACAAATCTCTAAACAAGTTCCTGTCAGTTATTATCTTCCACATGCAATTCAAAACGTACTGACACGAACCACCCCCGGCATACACTTCATTAAATGCGTCGTCTAAGAGATGAATATAAGCAGAGTTGCCATAACTCTTCGTTAAATCCATTAACGACACACGCATTTCCTCAATATGTTCCTCATTCTTCAAATTTTTATTCCCTAGTCTGGTTATAATCTTCAGAGGATCAGGAAACACTTTACAACCAGACTCATGCATCACTATGAACTTGCCGCAAAAGTAACCATGTGTTTTCACGAGCAATTTAGCGTTGAAATTCCACTGTAAAGCAGCAAGTTCCATAGTGGATCTATATTCCATTCCTTTAGGGAACAGGACAATTGAGTCATCGCCGCAAAAGGCGGCTTTGACACATTTGTCCAGATCAGTTATACTTGCCATACAGGCGGTTATAATCAGGGTATTACCAATAAAAGTTGTCACATCACCTGATTTTCTTTGATACCATAACTGAGTTCGAATACCAGCCTTGTAATCCTTTACTGTGGTAAGTTGATGCCCACGCTTCCACATTTCTCCAAGAATAGCATCTAAACCGAGCCTGTCCCAAATAAGCATTTCTACAGCCTGATGGAAGTCATTTTGAGACTTGTCATATTTAGATATGTCCAGCTCGAGCACTTCCAAATTGCTAGAGGTGCTTATACCAAGGAAAAAAATTTTCAATATCCTCCACTGTTTTCCTTGTATATATCATGAAACGGCTCTGATCAATCATTTCTAACAGACGCTCCGTAAGAAATGCAAAAATCGGCCCAAAAAGCGCATTGACATCCTTTTCGTGATAGATTATTGTTTGTAAGGCTGGGTACTCGCTTTGGATACTCAGGTCCAATTTAGCCTTAGGCGTCTCTTTAATGATGTGCTTATATGTATCCAGAGCAGACATGTGTGTGGTATTTTTGATTTGTCCCAATGTAGAGGCCTCTTGCCTCATATACCACTCTTCAAAATCAATAAGCGAGGGTATCATGGATCCATCAAAAGACCCGGTTAATACCGTCGAA